TAGCTAAGCTTGATACGGAGTGTGCAAGTACAACCGGCTACCTGCGTGATAACAATTTAGGCCCATGGAATAAGTTAACCCACGGACAAACGAACCAGGTCAGACGGATGTTCTCAGCTCTTACTGTTAGCAGTTTAGAAAGCGCACCCTCACATGGTCCGCCGAAGAGGCGATTAGGATACCTTGTATTGCCGCCTGGTCATGGTAAGAGCTATATACTTAAGATACCACCACGACCTGTGCAATTGGTTGAAGCTGATCAGGTGATGGACTACCACCTGGATCCTACCCTGGCACAGTTGCGTAAGGACGCAAAAGCCAGCGGGTATTGGTATGAATATGATACTAATTATGCCCAGAGGTTGGATTCACGGCTGCCGTTTGGTGATTGGGCAATCATGCTACCTAGTGATGAGTTGGGAGTGACAATGGGGTGGACTAGAATTGGGACTTATATATTGGCTCTAGACGCGTGGGCGGATAACCTCAAAGGACGTAAAGGCTCGATATCTGATTATAGCACGGTATATAGTAGGGCTCAGCTGATTGAAGGTGTCAAATGTTTCGGCACAAACACAGAACTACAGGCAGCTGTATTTAGGGATGTTAACAGGTTCCTGACCGCCTGAAGTACCTGATGAGTCTCCCCCAGGGGAACGAAACGCTGTCGCGTCGTACCAGGGGCAACATAACAAACAATGTCTATTTCACCAAATTCTAGATATGCAGGTGGTGGAGGCCACGGCCATAAAGTCGGTTTGGCTGAGAAGGCGGCTAGGCGATTGATTAATAGGGGCAAGGTGACATACGGACCCAAGGACTTTGAAGTTAAGGACTCAGACAGGAACCTGATCGGCGTGGTTATACCCAGTTTATTGGGCAAGACGACTCTAGCTAATCAATTTGGCTGGTTGGATGTAGATGACCTGACAACTGATGATAAGAGGAACCAGTTATTTGCAACTTTCAGCCAGCGCTATGCAGAAGACGGCTGGTGTGCGGCAATGAGGCCGTTTAACGAGGAGTGTGAGGCAAGTATCGATAGGATGTACTTTTATAGCCAGACGGTTATACTGGCACATTCAGTATCGAGCTTAGCTTATCTGGGTGTTATACCTAGTATTAGGATAGCACCATCCGACGACTTTGCCGCCAAGTTGCTGTCATTGGAGACTGGAGGCTCAGCTGCATTTGCTAAAGCAAATATTGAGGCGGTTCGCGAAGAAGCCGACTCGTCGCCACTCGTCACGGTTAGCTCGTATGACGAGTTAAGTGCCACAGCCGTTCAGCTGGCAATTAGACTGGGACACGACGTTGACTGTAAGGCCGTCAGTCAGGACGACGCGATAGATCAATATGAATGCGGCCTGATTGAGAGGGATGATGCAGATAGGCTGGTTCGTGAGCATGGAGGACTGCATAGAGGGTTCGGGCGAACTAGGTCGGGATGGGCACGTGCTGTAGCGTGCATCGGCTGTGATAATAAGCCCGCACTATCAGTCACGGTTGATAAGGAGGTACTTGATAAGGCAAACTGTATAAACCGAGCAGTTGTGGGACGAATACTGACGAAAAGCAATAAAACATCTGCTCATGTGCAGGCGTTGCTAACATTTGTAGTTGCGTTTGGTAAAGGCCAGCTACTAGATGTGATCTCAAATCTGCTTACCACTCCCGAGTCGGATTGGGAGCGAGTTATGCGCGGTATATCATCACTAGTGAAGACATCAAATTCATATATGGGCTATGATCTGAGTGACGATGAGAGGCGGGTAATGTCTGAGTTGTGGTTGCTGGGGCACCAGAACAGGACATCAATGGCCGCACTAATGCGTGAATGGCTACTCGGGTGTGGCGGTACATACAAATCTATCCCAACTAGCGCAGATATCAGAAAAGCGGCTGATGGTGCGGGACTGGCCGGCGGGCGCACAGTGAGGCAGTCGTTACAACAGGCTCTGAAGATGTGGGCGGAGACTTGGCGGCTGTCGGACAAAGCTTCACTAGAGGCACTACAGGGTGTGGACCTGGCATTTGGTAACGCGTCAGGGACCTCGTGGTATAAGGCATGTAGGATTATCTACCTTACCTACGAGTCGGATGAGATCGGCGAGTGGCTGTCTAAATTAGTCAGCGTCAGGGAGCAAGACGTGCGGGAGGTCGACTGGAAAAGACGGGTCGAGTCGGCTGTGTCGTCGCTACTGCTAAACTTACTAGCTGGGGCGATAGGAGGCATTGAGGTGGAGAAGCACTCATGTCCAGTCAGGGCCAGTGACTGTGATGCGTTGAGCGCCGTGATACTAATGATGGGGATACGGCAAGTGGAGCGTGATACTGGTGGCCTAACAACTTGGGCGGCGGGGCGAATCGCTGAGACTATGACAATGATGGAGAGTAAGGTGGTGACAGCTATTGAGGCATCACTTATAATGAGTAGCGGTGACAAGGCACATGAGCTGTGGGCAAATATATGGCAGAGAGGCGCTATATACCATATGCCTGGGATGATGTGGATGGCCAGACACAAATTTGACCATAAGCGGCGTAGCGATGGCTATATAAAAGCCTACCTGGCCAGGTTATGTTCACCTAAATCCAAAGGGGGGTCCGGGCGGGTGTCGATGACGGGATCTACGTTCCATCCGGAACAGAGATGGTCGGGCAAGCACAAGCAGCAAGGCGAATGGCGTCGGGCATCAGGTAGCACATCTTTGGTTGAGCTTAGAGGCATCGAAGATGTACCGACTATATCTTGTGGTGAGGCTATAAAGAGCACTAAAGCTGTTGCTCTGGGGCTAATAGGTTCGTGTATAACACAGGGGCTACCGGCGAAAAAGGTATGCGTCGTGTTAGGGAGGCTGCTCGCTAAACGCAGGCAAGTACTTATAGGGAAGGTAGAGAAAGTAGAGGAACCAGAGCAACAGCTTTAGCGCCTCTCTGCCATATATTTGCCTATCGCT